TTCAAAGCGGCTATCGATAACAAGAATTTCCCGGTTATAAGCGTTGCCGGAGAAAGAACAGATGGACAACAATGCTGTTGGCAATTGTGTATAGACCCTTATACTGGAGCACTCCGATATCGATACGCCCTTTCCGGTTCAGGAGGAAGATTTACATTTAGTGCGTGGCGTAATATCGGATAAAAACAGCATGCCATATGTTACGAATCACACTCTTGTCAAATGAATTAAAAGACTTATAGTCATGAAGAAAATCTTAAACCGGGTTCTGAGATATATAAAATCGAAAGATATTTATTACTGGTTTGCACTCGTCCTTTTGGTCGCTTTACTGTGTGTTATACTTCCTGATGTTTTTAACACATTGGCTTCTAATCCATAGAATTATGTACGGATCACACAACAGCCTGACAGGCTATAAACCGATGAAATGGTGGGGACGGCTATTACAACCTTTCGCCCGCTGCCAGCGAACGGCCGTCGAGGAACAGATAGAGGGCGGGGCACGGGCATTCGACCTGCGTGTACGCTTCGGTAAGGGCGGCCTCGTAGCCTGCCACGGATTGGTCGAGTACAAGGCCGATGTTCCGGCCGTTATGGCAAGGCTCGAAAATGCAGGGTGCTGTTACCGCATAATCCTCGAAAACGTCATGGGCGGACGCTGTGTGTCGGCCGACGACCTCGACCGGCTCAAAGCCATGTTCATCGACAGGAAACACCCGCACTGCCTCTATGTGAGCGAAAAACGGTCGTGGAACACGACCCACAACCCGCATTGCAAGATACGCCTGGGTGAGCAGAACCGGCACGGCGGAACGGGGTGCATCATTCCCCGCCTTTGGCTGTGGCGATACCGCCGCGACCGCTACCGCCACTCGTTGAACCTGAAATGCGATGCCGATACCGTTTATTGGTACGATTTTGTATAGGAGAGATATATAATGGACAAAATATTCAACTGGGAACAATGGCGCATCATAGCTGTATCGGCAGTAAGCCCCGTGCTGGCGTTCCTCACCCCGACGAAAGGATTCGTATTTGCTCTTGTTATCATGTTCGCCTTCAACGTGTGGGCGGGTATGAGAGCCGACGGCGTATCCGTCGTCCGGTGCCGAAACTTCTCCTTCCGGAAATTCAAGAACGCACTGGCCGAGTTGCTGCTCTACCTCATTATCTCGGAAACGATTTACTCCATTATGTTGAATTGCGGGGACGACACGGCCGCACTTATCGTGATGAAGTCGCTGACGTATGTTTTCATGTATGTCTATGTGCAGAATGCCTTCCGAAACCTCATACACGCTTACCCCACCAACAAGGCCCTGCGCATCATATACCACGTGATACGCTTCGAGTTCAAACGCGCCCTGCCCGAAAACGTGCAGCGCATCGTCGAGCGTGTCGAACGGGAACATGGCGAGGAGATAAACGAAGAATTTACCGATAAAAACAAGGAGGAAGAAAAATGAAAAGCCCTTACTTCTCCGTCAAAGAACTGGTGTGCAAGCACGTCTACGAACGATACGGCGAGAATGCCGCCATGTTCCTCGACGAAAAACTCATCGAGACCCTGAACGTGATACGGGAGCAAATCCTATGCGCCCCCATGACCGTCAACAACTGGCATGCAGGAGGAAACTTCACACAACGGGGTTTGCGGTGCAACATCTGCGAACTGGTGAAAAGCAAGACCGATGCAGGAAAGCTGTACCTGTCGGCCCACATGTTGGGAAAAGCCGTCGATTGCAACGTCGAGGGCATGACCGCCGAAGAAGCCCGCCGGCTCATCATCGCAAAACAAGAACTGTTGCCGTACCCTATTCGATTGGAGGACGGCGTATCGTGGCTCCACTTCGACCTCTATAAAAACGGCAAAAATGAAAAGGTATACCTCTTTAAGGCGTAGACACAAAGCAAGATAGCCGGTTCTTTATAGAAGAACCGGCTATCTTTTTTATGAATCAAATAATAGCGGATAAAACTATCGACGATCGCCGAAAATTCTCAACAAATAAAGGAACATGTTGATAAAGTCGAGATAAAGGGTCAATGCACCAAGCAATGCCAGCTTTTGTGTTCCTTCATTCACTTCCTGATTGGCCAACATCTGTTTGATACGATTCGTATCATAAGCCGTAAGTCCCACAAAAATCAAGACTCCCGCATACGTGGTAATCCAATAAAGCGTCGTATTGGCCCAGAAAACGTTGACGATCGTTGCAATAATCAATCCGATAAGCGCCATAAAAAAAAGATTACCCCATGACGACAAGTCTTTTTTGGTAAAATACCCGTAAAGACTCATAGCGGCAAAAGTTCCAGCCGTTACAAAGAACGTCGATGCAATCGAAGATTTTGTATAAGCCAAGAAAACGACCGAAAGGGTCAACCCGTTCAGGAAAGAATAAGCCAGGAAACTGACCATGGCAGATGCAAACGACATGCGGGCTATACGTGCCGATAGGTATATCACTAACGCCAACTCGGCAACAACCAATACAAGAAAAGTGTATTTCCCACTAAAAAGCAATTGCTGTAACTGATATGAAGCGTCTACGGCCATAGCGGTAATACCGGTAACTGCCAAAGCAACACTCATCCACAAATAAAGACTTTTCATCAAGGTCACTTGTGCGGTCTGCACGCCCGACCCGCTGTAAGAATAATTGTTTTCCATTCTGTTGTTTATTTAGAATAACGCTTCAAAGATACTTATTTCTCGTCATATACAC